CCTGCTGTTTATTGGTCGTTACCTCCTAAAATTGAGAATACTTTTGAGTTTATAAAGCAGATGTCTGATCCAGATTTTGAAAAGCTTTGTCTTAAGCTTCGCATCTTTAACGTTCCTAGTTCTGTTTACATTTATTTTGAACGTATGATATCATTATTGAGACATTTGAAAGAGCGTGGTCGGCTCATCCGTGTTGGTCATCGTTGGCCAAAGGGTGGTGCTGACACTATTGCTATTGCTTTAGGTATTGACTTGTTTAATTGTTGGAAAAAAATCCTTGTTGAGGGCGATGCTAAGAATTTTGATCAGTCGGTCCGGGATATTTTTGTTAATCTTTATTTTTCTACTATGGGTATTTATTATGATCCTAATTCTCAAGATTACCCTATGTTTGAAAGAATTTGCAAATTTTTATTGAAAAATATGATGGATCGTGTTACTCAATTGTTTGGTGAATTGTGGGGTATTGTTCATGGTGGTGTTCCTTCTGGTGCTTTTAATACATCTCATATGGATTCTTGGATAATGGCGCTTTACTTTTGTCTTTTTATGGTGTTTCAAGTACATAGTGCCCCAGTTGAACTTCAACCAGAACTTGAACTTCATATGCTACTCTATCTCCTTTTAGTAGTGTATGGGGATGATCATCTTTATAATAAAGGTGAGGGTGCCGCTGCTGCCTATTTTTCTGGCACCCTTTTTTCAAAATTTATGTTTGATCATTTTCAAGTCGAAATTCGCGATTTGAAGGATGGTGTTCCTTTTTGTTCTATTACGAGGAATGGTTTTGTTTCTCGCTTTGGAGCTACCTTATTAAAACACCAATTCATTCCCAATCCTTGTACTGAGGTTGGTCAGTGTAAATTCCTACCATTTCGTGATTCTAGAGAATTTATGGTTCGTGCTGCATGGTCTCGAGAAACGAAACCTCGTGATGGAGTTGATGTTGCAATGTCTGTTATGGGTCAGGCTTATGCCACCTATGCATCCAATGATGATGCTTATTTGCGTCTTCGACTTCTTTATGAGGAAATAATTTATGGTATGAGTGATATTGATACGCTACAAGAAAAAATGCAAAATCGTCTTGGCCATGATGAAATTAAAAAACTTCGACAAGCTGCAATCACTCCTGAAGAATTCATTCAAGGATTTCCTGAATGGTCTACTCTCGTAAAGAAAAATATTTTAGACAAATCTTATCAGGAAACATCCATTTTACCACTTGATATTGGCGGTCCATTAGAAGTCGATGAATTCGACTTTTTTTGAGTATAAGAAAGTTTAAGTTAGGTTGGGTGATTTTGACCCAACGACCAC